AAGGGCGTGAAGTTCACCAAGGGCTATTGCAGCGTGGTGTGGTTCGAGGAGCTGGACCAGTTCGAGGGCGTGGAGGCCGTGCGAAGCATTCTCAATTCTCTTCGCCGTGGCGGTGACCGCTTCTGGATCTTCTACAGCTATAACCCGCCTAAGACGATGTGGTCGTGGGTGAACGTGGAGCGGCTGGAGCGCATTCGGCGCGACGACACGCTGGTGCGCGGGAGCTCTTATCTCGACGTGATCGATTCTCACCCTGAATGGCTGGGCGCACCCTTTGTCGAGGAGGCGGAGTACCTGCGCGACACGAACGAGAAGGCCTGGCGCTGGGAGTACCTGGGCGAGATCACCGGCACGGGCGGCGCGATCTTCGACAACGTGCACGAGGCGAAGCTTTCCGACTCCCGCATCCGCACCTTCCAACGCATCCGAAACGGCGTGGACTGGGGCTGGTTCCCGGATCCGTGGCGCTTCGTGCGCTGCGCCTGGGAGCCGGACGCGCGGCGCCTTCTCATATTCGAGGAGCACTCGGCCAACAAGATGATGCCGGCGGAGACGGGCAAGATCGTGGTCGATTCTCTCACCTTCCCGGACGAACAGGGTGCGGAGCCCTACTTCCACGACCAGATCATCTACTGCGACGACACGCCTGATAGCAAGGTTCAGATGAACGTGTGGAGGCGCGAGCTCGGGCTTCGCGTGCATGCGGCCAGGAAGGCCAGGATGCGAAGGCTTAGCTATGAGTGGCTGGCAGGGCTGCGCGAGATCGTGATCGACCCTGAGCGCTGCCCGCTGACCTTCTCCGAATTCACCCTCAAAGAGTTCGAGAAGGACAAGGAGGGCAACTGGATAGACGAGATTCCCGACGGCAACGACCATTCCATCGACGCTGTGCGCTATGCCATGATGGATGACGTATTGCGAGGCTAGGCAATGGTTGCTCTCGTCGTTTTTCTCGCCATATTGCTTGCCCTGGGCATCACGGTTCTTCTCGCCATCTTCCAAATCATGCGGGTGCTGGCCTGCGCGATGGTGACGTTGGCTCTTCTCGCCCTTATTGGCGCCTAGCCTGCACCGTCGCCTTGATCGCGCCCTGGCAATGGATCCGGACGACGCGGTTGTCGTCGGTCTCGGATATCCTCTGCAGCTGCTCCACGTAGGGCTCGACGAACGAGGGCCGGCGCTTGCCGAGGACGCGGAAGATCTCGGGCGCTTCCATCCTCACCTTGTCATCCTCATCGTAAAGAAGCCGCTCGAACATGGGCATGCTGCCTTCGTAGATGTCTGGCGTATTGGTGGCGATGTTCTCAGATGCCCAGACGAACGCGAGCCTGACCTTCGCCTCTTCATCATCTGCAAAGCGGAAGAGGTCTGCCCAGTGCGGCCCTATCGCCTGATAGTCGGCTCGTCCGACCCTGCCGAGTGCGTTGACGGCACGTTCTCGCAAAAGCGGAACGGGGCTGTTTAGGAAGGACGCTATTCTCGGCACTTCTTCCCGTGCCGATTGAGGATGCGCGAGGCCCATCTCGCCGAGCAGCCAGAGCGCCTTCGCCTGTATCTTCACCGACTCATGGGCAAGGAGGGACGACACGTACGGGATCTTCTCTTCCCATTTCTCCCTGTCCTTGGTCAGCTGGCCTAGCTCTTTGTAGAGTTCCGATTCGCCCAACGCGGCTTCTCCTTTGCACTTGCCCTTCTCGGCAAATTCTAAGGCACAGATGGGGTTGTGACGGCAGCGGACACTTCACCTTGCCTATTCGCACGGTTGGAGGAGGTTTCCGCATGAGCACGAATAGCTTGGACGAGTACTGGGTGCCGGAGCATGTGAAGGACTATCTGCGTAAGCTCGGGTTTGTCCTTCCCTTGGATGACATGGAGCCGTGGATCCGCTCGTGGGATGACTGGATGTCGGCCAGGGGCGAGTTTTACGACTATAGGGACAAGGACGGCATGGGGCGCGTGTACGCTGTTCACCGTCGGTCTATTCACCCTGCCATGCGCGTTTGCAAGGAATGGGGCTCTCTTCTCCTCAACGAGGAAGTGAAGGTGGTCTGTGAGAACCAGAAGGCTACCGACTGGATCAACTCGTTCTTCTCATCCACCAACTTCATGAACGCGGCGCAGGCCACCGTGGTGCGGGCATTCGGCCTGGGCACGGGCGCCTGGGCGTTGTGGATTGACCTTGGCAAGCGGAAGGTTCGCATTCGTCATTACGACGCTCGCATGGTGATACCTCTCTCATGGGACGAGGACGGCATCACGGAGTGCGCTTTTGTCACCAGGGCCTTCTACCGTGGGAAGGCGGTGGACCAGCTGCAGATGCACCTCAAGGGCGGCATGGGCTTCTCGGCAAACCTTTCCCCATCTTCACCTTCCACACCTTCACCTGACAATGCGGACGTTCTTCTCACCGATGAAAGCGAGGAGACGTACCGGATCGTCACCGTGTGCTTCGACCATGAGGGCAACGAGCTCGCTCCTGTCGGCATCCTCCCGATCTATGACACGGGCTGTCCTTTCCCCACATTCGGCATCGTGAAGCCAGCCGTCACCAACACGCGCGTGGACATGTCGCCCTACGGGCAGAGCGTCTTCGCGGATGCGGTGGATGCGGTGCAGGCTGTGGATCTCACCTTCGACGCGCTCATCAACGAAATCGACCTGAGCAAGATGCGCGTGTTCCTCTCGGACGTTCTCTTCGACAGGGAAACCGACGGGAACAAGAACGTCACCATCCCGTTCGGCAAGCAAGACTGCACCGTCTTTCGCAAGGTCATGTCGACCGAGGACACCATCCAGGAGTTCGCGCCGGCGCTGCGCACGAACGGGCAGATCGAGGCGTTCCGCGTGGCCCTGCAGATGCTCGGCGACCTAACGGGCTTCGGCATCAACTACTTCGACATGGACGACTCGCGGGGGTATGTGAAGACGGCCACAGAGGTTAGCTCGGATAACTCGGCGCTCATGCGCAACATCAGAAGGCATGAGAACAGCCTGGAGGGGGCGATCGTCTCCATAGCCAGGGCGGCCATGCACGTGTCGCGTGGCTTTGACGAGTCCATTCCCAATGAGGGCGAGACAAGGATCCAATTTGATGACTCCATCATCCAGGACACGGCCGCCGAGAAAGAACAGGACATGAAGGAAGTGGGCGTCACCATGGGCGCCTGGGAGTATCGCATGCGCTGGTATGGAGAAGAGGAAAGCGTGGCACGCGCCAGGGCGGCCGAGATTGGTGCTGGCAGTATCGGGGATGGTGAAAAGCAGTGAGGGCCCTACTCGGCCTCGAGCTCGATCCTCTCGCCGTCCCTCACGAGCTCGACGGTGTAGCCGCACGCCTGGGCGATCTGGACGAGGGTGTCGGTGCGCGGGTAGCTCCCACGGCTTATGAGCGCGGACAGGTACATCCGGGACTTCCCGAGGGCCTGGGAGGCGCCCACGACGCCCTTGCCGCTCTTCTCGCACATGTGCTTTATGGCCTCGGTGATCTGCATACCCATAGCCCCTCTCCCCAGGTGTACGGATACAGTTTATCCCAGCTGGTATGGATTAGCAATGTGTAATCTCTATGGAGGCATGATTAGCACTTGATAATACCTGCCCATGGGCTTACTATATTATCAGTTGCTAATCTCTATCGTAAAGGAGGACTCCATGACCACCGCCACCATTACCAAGGAAGCCGCCGCCTGGAAGCTCCCCGACCTGGACACGGTCTACCACTGCGAGGAGCTGGGCCCGATGACCCTGGGTCAGATGCTCGACGGCGTGGACCCGGACCTGGTGCCCTCCGACCAGACCATGTACGAGGACCTTCTGTGGGCCTTCGGCGCCTGGGACACGCTGGAAGAGATGAACGCGGCGATGGCCACGCGCGTGTACGTGGCGGATCCCGACGGCACGGTGGGGTTCAAGCTGGTCAAGTAGCCACGCGGGCATTCACAACGGCATACTAGCTCTCCGGGGACGGCCTGCGGGCCGTCTCCTGTTGTCTGGGGCCCGAGATCCGTCACGGCCGACCCGGGCACGGTGACTGCCGCACACGCCGTCACTGCCGCCGGGCCGTGCGCACAAGCCACGCAAGCGCACGACTCCAAAGCGGGAGCGCCATGGGCAGGGGCGCCGTGGGGCGCGCGAGGGAGGGACTGCCATGCGGGCAGCGGGCGGCCCGATAACCTTGCAGGCGCTGGCACACAGGGGGCCGTGGGCGTGGGCGGCTGAGCCCGCAGCGCTGAACAGACCGGCGAAAGCCGGGCTGTGAAGCGCCGTGGCGAAGACGCACGCGCCCACGGCCCCCTGTGTGCCAGCGCAGGCCGGGAGCGTGGACGGCGGCCGTGGCTGAGCGCCGCCCGACGAACAGACCCGCGAAGCGGGGCTGTGAGGCGGAGCGCGAAGACACGGACGACGGCCACGCTCCCGGCCGTCCCCGGTTGACTCGCATGCCGCCCGCTGCCCGCATGGCAGGCCCGACCCGCGCCACACGGCACCCCTGCCCATGGCGCGGCCCAACCATCGATTGCCTGCGCTTGCGTGGCCTGTGCGCACGGCCCGGCGGCAGATAAACTCAACGCCGTGACGGTCACGGTCTCGGTGACGCTCAGCAATGGAACGCTCGCAGGCTCGTCGGCTGGGATACGGACACGAGCCTCGAACTCACGGTCTTCTCGGTAGCTTCGGACTTCTTTTCCTGCTCGCTCTTATCTTCCGCAACGGTCCTATCCGTAAACGCTTCTGCTCTCGGTCTTCTCTTCGTTGTTTTCCTCACAGTTAGGCAATTCCGCCTTCAGCGCGGTATTAGCTGGCAGCTAATACCGCGATTCTCACCACGTGGTAGAATGCAAGCGTTGTTATTGCACTTTACAGTAACGGCTTAGGAGCATCATGAAGTACTCAGAGCTTGTAGACAGTGGTGCTACTGAAGGTAGGCTTCAGGAGCACCTTGCCGACGGTGAACCCATTGCGATCACTCTTCGCGTTCCGAAGAATCTCAAGGACGCAGCTGCGGAAGCGGCTCGCCTGCGCGGTGTAAGCTTCTCGGCCTTCATCCGCACCTGTGTTATCAACGAGCTTACGAATACGCGTTAGGAGCTGGGAATCTAATGTCTCAACAGCGACTTGAGCTGACCTGGTACAACAAGGACATGGCTCTCATCCCGACTGAAGCCGGGCAGTACGGCTATACATGGGTACACCCTTCCGACCCACGCTACTGTGAGACCCATACCCTCGTTTTCGACGATTACGTCTGCGGCAAGCAAACTCCCAAAGACGACTCTTACGCTTATTCGGAACGTGCTGATCTCGAGCCGCAAGACGATAATCTGCTCATCCTTGGAGAGTCCGGTGATGTGCTGGAAGCGCTCACTCGCGTTCCCGAGCTTGCCGCCAAGTACAATGGCAACGTGAAGCTCGTATACATCGATCCGCCTTTCAATACGGCACAAACCTTTGCGTCCTATGAGGACAACCTTGAGCACTCGATCTGGTTGACCATGATGCGCGATCGACTACTCCACCTCAAACGCCTGCTAAGTGACGACGGTTCTATTTGGGTACACCTTGACGATGTAGAGGTGCATCGAATGAGACTGCTCATGGACGAGGTCTTTGGAGCTCAGAACTTTATTTCAGAGATTGCTTGGGAGAAAACTTTCAAACCGAGAAATGACGCCAAGGCAGTTTCCGGAAGGCATGATGTCATTCTGCTCTACAGGAAAAGCGAACGGACAGTACTTAACAAACTACCTCGTACTGCGGCGATGGATGCTGCGTACAAGAATCCCGACAACGATCCTTTAGGCCCTTGGACAAGTGCCCCTGCCACAGCGCCTGGAGCAAGGACGCATCAAGGGATGGTGTTTGCTGTACAGCACCCAATCACAGGCGAGCTTCTTTATCCGCCAATAGGTCAATGCTGGCGTTTCGGACAAGATCGATTCCTTGAAATCCTTCTCGGATGGAATAACGCTTATGTACTACAAGAGATTGACGACGCCAAGAAGCGCGCAGAGATTTGCAACGTGCCCGTTAACGAAATCAGAGCCTCGGTGCCAGCAATTATCATCCCTGACTTTACGCCGGCTAACGGTGAGCAGGTTTATCAACGAGGCCAATGGCCGCTCGCTTACCTTACGGGCGGTGGACGCGGAGGATTCCGAAAGAAGACATATCTTCGCGATATGGAGCAAAGGGCTATTGAGGATCTTTGGTTCCAGGTAGAGGTCGGTTCAAATGATGAAGCAAAGAATGAAATCAAAGCGCTCTTTCCTGGTGAGACTCCATTTTCAACGCCAAAACCCGAGCGCTTACTCGAACGCATTATTCACATTGCAACGGCACCTGGAGATACAGTTCTCGATTGTTTCGCTGGATCAGGCACGACTGCTGCCGTTGCGCAAAAGATGGGGAGACGGTGGGTTACTTGTGAGCTTCTTGAATCCACATTTACCCATTACACAAGGCCAAGGCTTGAACGTGTCATAAACGATACGGATCCAGGCGGTATTTCGCGCTCTAAAGGCGAGCGTATTGCTGGCGACGGCGTTGAACTGCCAGACGGCATGACGCCTGACAATGCTGCGCAGTTTACAACTCTCTTGAATAAACTCATAGCATCTGATGACGAGCTTAAAAAGGACAAGACGATCAAAGCGCTTAAAGCTCTTGCAAAGACCAGCCGGGCAAAAGAAGTAATCAACTGGCGAGGCGGAGGCGGATTCCAGATTGCACACCTCTCGCCTGAATGCTTCGACTACGATGCAGCTCTTGATCGAGTGATGCTGACCGACGCCGCCACGGGAGATACGCTCAAGCGATCAGTCGCGGCAAACCTCGGATTCAGGCTGCTCGACCCAGACGACGAGACCGACGAGGACACCTTCGCCGCACTCTGCTTCCACGGGAGGCGCGGTAACGCATTCCTCTATGTTTACGAAGGCGCAGCGAGTATGGGGCTCGTCGATTGGCTTGTTAGCCGCATACGGCCCGGCGAGACAATCGTGCTTGCCGTTACAAGCGTCACCGACGGTATACGGGAACACCTTCGACGCTCGTGTAAGGGGTCGCGTGTCGTGGTGATTCCTGACGACATATTCCGCTTCTCGAAGGGAGGCGATGAGTAATGGCCAAGCGTCTCAACATCTCCTTCGACTCCGATTTGCTTGAGTCTATCAGTGCCGAGTTCGATCTGCGCGCACCAAACAAGGCGGCTCTGAGGAAGCTAGTATTCACCCTTGACGGTGACTATGACCCTGACGTCATGCAAGTGCTCAACCTGGCTACGGGCGTCGGCAAGACCTACCTTATGGCTGCGTTTGTGGAATACCTGCGCTGCCAGGGTGTCGGCAACGTCGTTATAGTGACGCCGGGAAAGACCGTGCAGGCGAAGACCGTCGCCAACTTCACGCCCGGCAACAAACGATACATCAACGGTTCGCAGGTGCCGCCAGACGTGGTCACACCCCAAGACTACTCTGCATGGGTGACCCGCAACAACGGGCAGACCGCGCTCGCATACGGCTTCGACGCGCCAGTCTTGGCGTTCATATTCAACATCCAGCAGCTTATCGCACCCAAGAGCCTCGAGGGCGAAACACACGGTAGCACCCAAGCTGCACTGCAGCGAAAACCGAGGCGCTTCGACGAGAACGCTGGCGTGCTCTTCGACTATCTAAAGAGCCTCGACAACCTGGTCGTGATTGCGGACGAGTCGCACCTGTACTCTACGAGCGCCGCCGCATTTAATGCTGCCCTGCGCGAGCTCGACCCCGCTGCGGCGATAGGCCTTACCGCGTCGACGCTTCCCGGAGACCACGTCATCCATACCTATCCGCTCTACCAGGCAATCAAGGACCGTTACGTGAAGGCGCCGGTACTGGCCTTCCGCAAAGGCGGCTATGGAGCCGACCAGGCTTCCGAGGAGCAACAGCTGCGCGACGCGCTGCAACTCAGGGGAATCAAGCAGGCCTATTACGATGCTTACGCGGAGCAACAGGGCATGCAGCGCCTCAACGCCGTGGCGTTCATCGTATGCGCCGACACCGACCACGCGAGCCAAGTTGCCGACCTCCTGCGCACACCCGAATATCTAGGCAGCGAAAGCGCCGTCCTGCAGGTGGACTCCAAGCACGACGATGAGGCCACCAACAAGATGCTCGACAACTTGGACGCGCCCAATTCGCCCGTGCTTGCGGTAGTGAGCGTGAACAAGCTCAAGGAGGGCTGGGACGTCAAGAACATCGCCGTTGTCGTAACGCTTCGCGCCATGGCATCCGAAGTGCTGACGCAGCAGACAATGGGGCGCGGGCTGCGCCTGCCGTTCGGTCACTACACCGACGTCTGGCAGATTGACCAGCTCGACATCATCGCGCACCAGTCCTTCCAGGAGCTGCTCGAAGCTGAGGACGTGCTACGGCAGTTTGGCCTCGACGAGGCGGTGTCCAGCGCGGATAAGGGCAAGGTCGCGCAGGCAATACAGCAGGCGACCCAAGGTGCAGAGGCGAAGCCCGCTCCTCAGGACCCGAACAATGGCAATTCCGATAATGCAACGGGGGCATCAGGGAGCGGCAATGGCGCTGGCGCTGCCGCTGGGCAGGGCTACTATCAGCCTACTTTCGGAGGCACAGAGGCGGATGACGAAAACAAAGGCAGCCAGGGCACTGTTGGCATCGCCGCAATCGGGGACGAAGGTTTTGGCAGTGGTGGCGACGTCCCTCTCACGCTCGACTACGTAACGATCGAGCGCAACCCGAAGTTCTCGGATGTGACGTACAAGTTCCCGGTAACCGAAGTGACACTCGAACAGCAACCCATAGACCTTTCCGAGATTGGTGACAAGGCGGTAGACGAGGCCGCGAAGAAGGTGACCTCGACCGGCGACGTGCTGCTGCGCAAGGAGATCGTCAAGGCTCTCGGCAACAAGCTTCGCGCCGTGGACGCCGAGAGCGCCGAAGTCGATTCCGTCCATGTGTCCGACGAGGATGCAAAGGACGCGCTGGTCAAGCTCGTCATGAATATGCAGCTCGTCCCATCCACACAGACCGTTGCCACCTATGTGGGCAGCTACCTTGTTCCGAAGTTCATGAAGGGCGTGAGCTTCGATACGTGGACCGTGAAATCGCTCGACTCGGCATGCATGCAGCTGCGCCTGCTGATAAAGGAGTACATCGACAAGGTCCAGCGCTCGACCAAGGAGGTACCTCAGATCCACCCGAGGACCATGAACCCCATGGGCTACTCGCTCCCTCTTGGCGAGCGCGTGTACGAGCCCATCGACTCCGGCGAGCAGTTCATACGTGGGCGCGTTTACTCGGGCTGGTTTAAATCGCTCTTCGAGGAGGAATCGTTCGACTCGTACAGTGGCGAATACGAGCTAGCAAGATTGCTCAACACGTCGCCGCACGTCGTGTGGTGGCATCGGCTGCACTCGCAGAACATGGCATACATCTACTACACGGCGAAGGACCGCTACTTCCCCGACTTCGTAGTGCTTGATGACGCCGGGACGCATTGGATTGTCGAGGGCAAAGACAAGCGAGGCCGTGACGACGCGAAGGTGCAGGCCAAACGCAAGGCAGCCGAAAAGCTGGTGCGCCGGCTTGCGATCGCCCCCGATTTCGTCGGGCAGACCTGGGGTTACCTGATCGCCTATGAGGACGACATAAAGAAGGCCGACAGCTGGGACGACCTTAAGACTCTGGCTCAGCCTGTGAGCAATGAAGTTTAGCTATCGGTGCGTTAGGAGAACGACATGATTGACCTTTCCCGTTTCGCCGAAGTGCTCACTCTCTACAAGCAAGACTTCGTTGCCGTTACCTGGGGCAACGAGAAGTATAAGTGGGAGGCCGTGAAGCACTTTCAGGACAACTGGGACATCAATGCCGATGACTTCGCCGAGATGCTTGAGCGGTCGCTGGCGAAGACCTATAACCTCCTCGCCTCAACGAACAACTTCCCTAAGGGGATGATCGTCAACAGCGCCAAGATCGCGCCAGAGGACGTCCGCGCCATGTTTATGGCGCTCTTCGACGAGAGCCGCGACTACTGGGAACGAATCAACGAGTTCAAGCAGCGGAGCAATGACCTACTTGAGCGGACCGGCCAGAAGGGCCAGAGCTACCAGACCGAGAACGCCATCACCACCTACCTCTGGCTGCGCTACCCGGACCGCTACTACATCTACAAGTACAGTGAGGTGCGCAAGACCGCGCAGGAGCTCGGCAGCGACTGCGTCATCAAGCAGGGCCGCTACGCCGACAACGTCCGCAACCACCTCGCGTTCTACAACGAGATCAATGCCGAACTTCAGAAGGACGAGGAGCTGAGGGCGATTCTCGAGGCGAGCCTGACGCCGGACTGCTACCCCGACCCCGAGATGCGCACGCTGACCTTCGACTTCGGCTTCTACATCAGCCGCTACCTGCACGACCACGACAAGGACGACAAGTGGTGGCCAGAGAAGAGCGAGTACGACCCGGGCCTGACCGCCGACGACTGGGCGGGCCTGCTGGGGGACCCGGAGGTGTTCACCGAGAGCAGCCTGCAGATAATGCGGCGGATGCTGGACTACGGTGGTTCCGCCACGTGCACGCAGCTGGCCGTGAAGTACGGCGAGGCCAAGAACTTCTACAACAGCGGGTCGGTCGCCCTCGCCAAGCGCGTCGCCGAGAAGACCGGCTGCGCCGTGATGGACAGGGACTCCGAGAACTCAAGGTGGTGGCCCATTCTCTATGTCGGAAGGCACGCCGGCAAGGATGAGGACGGCTCCTACGTCTGGAAGCTGCGGGACGAGCTTGCCAAGGCCCTCGGCAAGGTAAACCTAGACGGCGTACGCCTCTATGCGTCAGCTGGCGGTGACGAGGACGAGCCGGGCTACTGGTGGCTCAACGCAAACCCGAAGATCTGGAGCTTCGCGGACATAGCCGTCGGCGAGGTGCAGGACTACACCCTCTACAACGAGAACGGCAACAAGAGGCGCATCTTCCAAAACTTCCTTGACGCCAAGGCCGGCGACATGATCATCGGCTACGAGTCCTACCCAGTGAAGCAGGTCGTCGCCATCGCCAAGGTGAGCGCCGAGCAGGACGGCGAGAGGCTCTACTTCGAGAAGGTCGAGGGCCTGGCGACCCCCATCGACTACAAGACGCTGCGCGAGTGTCCAGAGCTCGAGCGGATGGAGTACTTCGTCAACCAGCAAGGCAGCCTATTCAAACTGACGCCCGGCGAGTACGACTTCATCCTCGACCTGGTGCGCGAGGAGAACCCGCTGCCTGACGAGAAGAAGGCCGACCACTACGACAAGGCGGCGTTCCTCAAGGACGTGTACATGGACGACGTACGCTACGAGCAGCTGCGGGCGATCCTGATGCACAAGAAGAACGTGATTCTGCAGGGCGCTCCCGGCGTCGGCAAGACCTTCTGCGCGCGCAGACTCGCCTGGTCAATCATGGAGGAGAAGGACGACAGCCGTATCGAGTTCGTACAGTTCCACCAGAACTACTCCTACGAGGACTTCGTCATGGGCTACCGGCCAGAGGGAGACACGTTCGAGCTCAAGTACGGCATCTTCTACCGATTCTGCCAGAAGGCCGCCAACCAGCCCGACAGGCCATTCTTCTTCATCATCGACGAGATCAACCGAGGTAACATGAGCAAGATCTTCGGCGAGCTGCTCATGCTCATCGAGGCCGACTACCGTGGCACCAAGGCGACCCTCGCATATAACGGCCTGCAGTTCAGCGTGCCGGAGAACCTCTACATCATCGGCATGATGAACACCGCCGACAGGTCCCTCGCCATGATCGACTACGCCCTGCGGCGCAGGTTCAGCTTCTTCGACATGGAGCCCGGCTTCGACACCAAAGGATTCTCGGAGTACCGCGAGGGCCTGGGCAGCGAGACGATAGACGAACTGGTCGGCAAGGTGAAGGATCTCAACGCGGAAATCGCTCGCGACAAGTCGCTCGGCAGGGGCTTCTGCATAGGCCACAGCTACTTCTGCGGGAGGAAGGCCACCGACGACGCAGACGAGTGGGGCAAGCAGGTCGTCGACTTCGACATCCTGCCCATGCTGCGCGAGTACTGGTTCGACGACGAGGCGAAGGTGACCCGCTGGGACAACATACTGCACGGGGTGTTCCAGTAGTGGCCACGAAGGACAAGAGCATCTTCATCAAGAACGTCTACTACATGCTCGCCTACGCGTTCCGGGCGTTGAAGATGGACGAGTACGATGACCTAGCTGGCGAGGACTTCGAGCGCATGCACGACCTCTTTGCCGCCATACTCGCCAAGGGCGTCGCGCGGCAGGTGAAGCAGGGCCTTTACCGGGAATATCTGGAGCGCACGGAGGACCTGGCGACGGTGCGCGGAAAGATAGAGCTGCAAGGAACCCTGCTTAACGGGATCAAGCGAAGCCAGCGCATATCGTGCGAGTTCGACGAGCTTTCCGAGAACAACGTGCACAACCAGGTGCTCAAGACCACGTCGATGATCCTGCTGAGGCACGGCGAGGTGAGCGAGGAGCGCCGTGCGGACCTGCGCAAGGTGATGCTGTACTTCTCCGACGTTGATGAGATCGAGCCGACCGAGATCCGGTGGGACGCAATTCGGTTCCAGCGCAGCAACGTCTCGTACCGCTTCCTGCTGAGCATCTGCCAGCTCGTCCTCGAGGGCATGCTGATCACGACCGACGAGGGCGAGCGTAGGCTTGCCCGGTTCGTCGACGACCAGCGCATGAGCAGGCTGTACGAGAAGTTCATCCTCGAGTACTACGCGGCAGAGTGCGACTGCGCGAGCGCATCGTCGCCGCAAATAAAATGGGCGCTCGACGATGGCTTCGGAACCATGCTGCCCGTCATGCAGAGCGACATCGTGCTGAGCCGCAGGAACAGGGTGCTCATCATCGACGCGAAGTACTACACCCACGCGACGCAGCGGTCATTCGACGTCGCCACGATCCACTCCGCGAACCTGTACCAGATCTTCACCTACGTGAAGAACAAGGAGGCCGAGCTCGCTGACCAGGAGCACGAGGTGAGCGGAATGCTGCTCTACGCCAAGACCGATGAGGAGATCCAGCCCGACGGCGTGTATCAGATGAGCGGTAACCAGGTTTCCGTGCGGACGCTTGACCTGAACTTGCCGTTCGATGAGATTCGGACGCAGCTCGACGGGATTGCCGAAGCGCACTTCATAACAAGTCATGGACTCGAAAAAGAGAGGCGTAAAGAATAATCGCCTTCCAAGGTCACTACGAGAAAGGTTCTTGTACATTGCAAGATTCATATGAATTGGAAATGCAAATTCGCTCAGACGAGAACGGGTTCTTTGATCGTGAATGTCCGAATGAGGAGTGTCTGTTTACCTTCAAAATTGATTTGAAGGATTGGGAGGAAAAGGTTACAGATGAGCACGTCTATTGTCCACGATGTGGCTGTGACGCCCCGTCAGATAAGTGGTGGACGCAAGAGCAGCTTGAAGCACTTAATAAAAATGTTTCTAGCTTCGCACTCGGCCTTGTCCATGACGAATTGAAGACGATTTTCAGGGACATTGAGCGAAAGAGCCGGCATAACAAGTACGCGAGAATCACTTATAAGCCAGGGCGGAGGCCGCAGTATGCAAACCTGCCTATCACGCAGAGTGAAGAATGGGCAACCGAAATCGTTTGCGATTGTTGCGGGGTCAGATTCAGCGTCATCGGCAATGCCTACTTCTGCCCTTGTTGTGGAAAAGATCTTACGACCAACGCAATTAGAGAATCCTTGGCGAGCTACCATAGAAGGATCGATGGGTACGAGAGGCTGCAGTCGTTCTACGAGTCCGAGTTTGGCAAAGAAGAGGCTGCGAAGCAAATGGCTCTTTCACGAGAGGACACCCTTGATTCCCTCGTTGGCACCTTCGAGTCATTCGCAAAGAACAGGTTCTTGGAGCTTGGTGGACAACCACAAAGAGGCAACGTTTTCCAGCGTGTTGTCGACGGCAGCAACCTTTTTAAGAATCTAACAGGTAAAGAATACCGTGACTTCATCGGTGACGATGGCGTTGCCATGATGATTATCCTTGTTAACAGGCGTCATCTCATATCCCACAACAATGGGATTGTCGACGATGCTTACATCAGAAAGACTTCCGACACGACATATGAAGTTGGGCAACGGATAATCGTCAAAGATCGGGACCTTCTTACGCTCCTCGGTTACATAGAGAAGGTGGTAACCGGATTACTCGAAGCGAACATAGATACAGCCACTGCGTAAAGCCACTTTGTGACGCACTGCGACGATGCCCGTACCGGTAATGGTGCGGGCATTGTTCGTCTCTGCCCGCCTTACGAGACGAAAGGCAGGCAGGAACATGGACGGTGAGACCAATGGCGGCCAGGAAGCCACGCAGGGTGCGCAGGACACGTCGCAACAGCAGGGCCAAGGACAGCAGGAAACGCAGCAGCAGGGCCAGTCGCAGGTAGAGGCCCCCGACTACGAGAAAGCCATCGCAGAGCGCGACGAGAAGATCGCATCGCTCGAGGCCCAGGTGGCCGAGGCGGCGAAGAACGCCGAGACGGCCGAGCAGCTGCGTGGCGAGATCGCCGAGCTCAAGGCCCAGGGAGAGTCCGACCGGATCGACTTCAAGCTGCAGCTCGCGGGCGTCCGCAACGTGAAGGCGGCACGTGCCCTTCTCGCGGACCACGGAAACGACGTGGACAAGCTGAAAGAAGCCGAGCCCTGGCTCTTCGAGGCCACGGGCAAGCACGCCAAGGGCGGAAACGCCGGCGGCTCCGGCACGACCGGCCTGCCCAACGCGGGCGCCGCTTCCGACGAGGGCAAGACCTTGAAGCACTGGCGCGAGATCGCGGGCCTCACCGACGATGACGACACCAAGAAGGAGGGCTAAGAGATGCCTAACAACATCGCATTCGCACGCAACTACACCTCGGTGATCGACGAGGTGTACCAGAGGGCGTCCGTCTCGGGCGTGCTCAACTCCGGCCGCCGCATGGTGCGTGCGGGCCACAACGCGAAGGAGATCCTCATCCCGAAGATCTCGGTCACCGGTCTGGGAAACTACACCCGAAACGTGGGCTACAAGACCGGTGCCATCACCTACGAGTTCGAGACCAAGACCTTCAACTACGACCGTGGCATCCGACTCTTTGCCGACGTCATGGACGTGGAGGAGGCTGGCGTGAACGACTGCTTCGTGGAAGCCGGCGCGGAGCTCCAGCGCACGCAGGTGGCCCCGGAGGCCGACGCCTTCACCTTCGCGCAGATCGCGGGCCACACGGGCGTGACCACGGTCTCCGAAAGCTATGCGAGCGCGGACGCCGAGGACATCCTGGAGGACCTGCGCACCGTGACCTCCGCCATGGACGAGAACCAGGTGACTCTGGGCAGCCGCATCCTGTTCATCACGCCCACGCTCAAGGGCGTCCTGGACGACTTCTCCTACGCGAACCCGAACCGCTCCAACCGCGTGCTCGAGCGCTTCTCGCGCATCGTGGAGGTGCCGCAGGTGCGCTTCTACACGGCCATCGACCTGCTCTCCGGCGACGACGACCAGTTCGGATACCAGAAGCGCGCGGCTACCTACGAGCTGACCACGGACACCGAGGTCGACTCCAGCAAGACGTACTACAATCGCTCGGGGTCCGGCACGTCTGCGAGCCCCTACGTGTACACCGAGGTCGCGAGCCCCGTGAAGGCCAACCTGGGCACCTACTACGAGATGACCACCACGCCCGGCCTGGACATCAACTTCATGGTCGTGGAGAAGTCGGCCGTAATCAAGTTCGACAAGCACGTGGCGTCTCGCGTGTTCTCCCCGGACGAGCTCGAGGCGCTGGACAGCTACATGATGAAGTACCGCAAGTACGGCATCGTGGAGCTCTTCGACAACAAGCTCGACGGCGTGTACGTCTCGGCCTCCACGGAGTAGCCGTGGCGTCCACCGTGACATACGAGTTCTACTCGCAGACCTACGGGGGCGGTCTCTCTGAGGCCGCCTTCGCGGCATCTCTTCCCATCGCGGACAGCCACGTGAAGTGGCTCTGCGCCGCGAAGGGCGCGACGACCACCTGCAACGTGTTCAAGCGAGCCGTGTGCGCTGCCGTCGACGCCTTCGCCGAATACGGCGCTGGCGAGGTCGGAGGCTTCCAGATCGGCGAGTTCTCGGTCAAGAACTACGCGAGCCAGCAGACGACCGGCGAGGAGCTGGCGACGGCCGCCGCGCTGCGGGAGCTAGGGCTCTCCGGTATGGCGTTCACGGGGGTGTGCTGACATGCGCTCCATCCGCCCCATACCGCGCTCGGCGCTGCCCGACGTGATGACCGTACGCACGCCCCTGCCGGACGGCACCTTCGAGGAGCCGCAGATCATCGCCAACGTGCGCTTCGAGCGGACGCAGAAGGTCTCCGACGACGACCACCGGAGCGCGGACGCCGGCCAGGGCACCGTGTTCGTCGATGCCGTGAACTCCATCGGCGCCTTCGACGTGCCGGCTGGCTCGCGCGTCGCCGTGAGCGGGCACTCGATGATGGTGGCCGAGTCGCACGCGTGCTGCGACCTGTTCGGGCGCGTGCACCACTGGGAACTGAAGGTGAGGTGAGCTGGCTTGCAGCTTTCCTTCTTGGTGGCGAAGGCCCTGCTGGAGGGCGACTTCGCAAGCTACTTCGCAAGTCTTCCGTCGGCGGACGTGGAGCCCGAGCCCATCGTCCTGCGAGAGGGCAAATTCGAGCGCACGGCGCGGTTAGAAGCCGAGGAGCGCGGGACCGTCACCGTCGCCGTGATGGTCGTGCGCGAGGTGGCGGCCACGGCCGAGGCCGACGCGCAGGCGTGCGAGAGGTGGATCCGCCGGTACGGCTGGGAGCCGGTGGCGGAGAACGGCAGCTGGCGCATCGTAGGTCTCGACACCACAACGCCGGCGTTCAAGGAGAGGGACGGGTCCGGGCGCTTCGTCTGGGCCTTCGACGTGATCTTGACGGTGGTGAGGAGCCTATGAGCGACAAGGGCAAGCGCGTGAACGCGAGCGGGCACCAGGCCGAGGCCACGGTGAAGCGTGCGCGGCCGTTCGGCAAGGACGACAAGGCGGCGCGCGAGTCGCAGCGCCGGGCATCGGCCTACGGGCGTGCCAGGGGCAACGCATGAGGTCGATCGTGTACGCGGGGAACGACTTCTCCGAGATCTGCTCCGCCGAGGTGATCGAGCGGGCGGCGAACCCCATCGTCGCCGAGGCCATGGCTGTGCCGGGGCGCGCGGGGGCGCTTCTTGTCTCCGGCTACATCCCGCCCGTTGACGTGCGGGTGCGGCTGTTCATGGACATGGGCTACAACCCCGGATTCACCGGCATGGCGCAGATGCGCGGCAAGGTGAGGCGGTGGCTCAGCTGGCCCGGCGGCGGGAGCCTGGTGCTGCCCGACGACCCCGAAATCGAGTACCGCGACGCCATGCTCGTGGGCGCATCCGACTGGTCGAACCTCTTCGAGGCCGGCGAGTGCACGCTGACCTTCACCCTGTTCGACCCCATCGGCTGGGGTGCTGAGCGCGTGGAGCGCACGTCGCGCTTCGAGGTGGGCGGCGACTGGCCGACGCTGCCGGAGTTCCGCGTGGTGGCCTCTGCGGGGTCCTATCTGCAGGTTTCGCTTCCCTCCGCCGGCAAGGGCATCCGCGTGGACTACGACTTCGCGGGCGGCGAGGCCGTGGTGATCGACTGCCAGGGCGAGACGGTGCTGATAGACGACGCCGACGCGCGGGACTGCGTGGCGCTGGCGAGCGACTTCTTCGCGCTGGAGCCGGGCGACTGCATCGTCTCGACCGTGGGCTGCACCTACGTGGAGACGCGCTTCTCCGAGAGGTGGGCCTAGCATGGCGGGCTCGGGGCCGACGCTCT